CATCTGGCCAGCCGCGGCGTAGAGCAGAATCGTCTGCGGTTGGAATTTAGTGCAAATAACTTGCGCTTTTAGCCGGATAAGCTCGCTGGCAAACAGCGCCACTTCCTCCTGCATCGAGCGCAGCCGGAGCCCGGCATATTGGCCTTTGATCTGCTGTGCGGTCGCGGTTTCGCTGGCGGCGCTCTGGCCTCGAATAATGTCGCTGATGCCGGTAATCTCGTAGATTTGGCCTTTTATGTCATCGCGCGCGCGGTAGCAGTTAAGCAACGCGCTGGCCAGCATGTCGATCGGCAGGATGTCGATGCTGCCTTTCAGCCCGCCTTTTTCGCTAAACGCCATCCACTTGTCGACCGGGATCAGCGTGTTGTTGTCGCCCTCGGTCAGCAACCGTTGCAGCGCCGGTTGGCTGGCATCGTAGACACCGCGGATCCGCAATGCTTTGACCAGCCCGTCGATGCGGTCAGACAGAATATCCAGCTCGTTAGCTTGGTCCTGGTAGATTACGAAATCCGGCACCGGAATCAAACTGTCGCTGGTGGTGGTGCTGTAAAGGGGTTGCGCGCAGGGGAAGAATTGGTCAAGCTCCAGCGGGTCGTCGCGCTCGTCTATGATCGTCGGGCAGTTCTTCGACAACCAGTAAACCTTTCCGGTTTCCTTGTCACACAGCTCGCAAATCTTCGCTCTGGTGCGCTCTTTTGTGCTCTGGCCATAGGTCGCCAGCGTTTCCGCGCCGCTGTCTAGCGGTATTGACTTGGCCATCTTGGCGCCAAAACGCTCGGTCAACGCATCTCTGGTCATGTAGACCCAGCGCCAGACACAGGTCACTTCCTCCCAGGTGCGCGCAACGCTGTGGCCAAAATCTTTCCAGTAAACGTAATCAGTCGGGGCGCACTCATACTCGATTTCTTCTTGCGGCTCGGCCTCGCCTGCCGTGTAGTCTTGGCTTTCAGGCTTTGGCGCGCCTTCTGGCGTTTGGCCTTCGGCTGCCTCATTCTCAACATCCTCCGTTACCTGCAACCCGTCCTCAGGCATGCCCAGCTGCCTGACATGCGGCTCGTAACGCACCCAAGCAGTCCCGCGGCCACCGAGAAACCGATCCTCGACCGCGTGTTTCATGGTCGACCTGAAATCGGGATAGTGCTCGATCTCAAAGTCCAATGCGCGCTCGATCAGCTGGCCGGCCACTCGGCCGACCGGATCGTTGTCGCCAAACCGACGCTGTGCCACGGCTTTCGGCAGCTTGGCGTAGACCGCCGGAATCAGCGTCTGCACGTTTGACCACAAAATGTTGAATTTAGCGGTTTCGTTCGTGTGCTGGCTGCGGTTGTCGTCGCGGTAGCGTTTGACGATCTTCGCGCTGCGGGCTTCCCACTTCTTGAATTCGTTGTCGTATTGGCTGATGATGTTCAGCCACTTGTCGACGCCGGTGCTGGTTGGTTTCATTATTTGTTTTCTTTAATTAGCAAATCTAATTCAGTTGGAATTGGCCCTCTTGTTGCTTTTGGTTTGTTTCGCCAAGAATCAATTAAAGATTGCAATTTATTTGATTCTCGCAACGCTTGTTGTTGAGCATAATGCTGCTCCCACGAGGGAATATTTTTATATTTATTTGATAAACTAGTTGGATATCCCTCTTTTGCCAACCAATTAACTGCTTGCTCAAAACTAACTTCCGTTGCAGGATCTACCGATGTTCTAACACCGCTTGCTAATTCCGGATATTTATCTGCATGATTTGATATTCTTACTTGACGAGTAGCTAATTCGTCAGCGGGATTTTTAAACGTAATATATTGAGATGGAGAAACCGCGCTACTTTCTCTTGTAATTTCGTATCCGCTTTTAACTCCGGCACGTTCCAGCATATCGGCAAGTTTTCTTGTATCAACGCCAGTTTCTGGAATTCTTCCTTTTGAATTAACATTCATTCCAAGTGATCCGGCAGGTGCTTTGCCGATTGCCATACCGCCGCCCATCATGTTGGTCGCCACGTTCATTGCTTCTTCCGGCGCGTTAAACGTTGGCGTTATATTGCCGGCCTCGTCTGCTTCGTAACCGTCTTGCATAGCTCGTCGCGGTGCCGTTATTGCATTTAGTGCGCCCGCAACAATACCCGGCAATGCCCATTCCCTTTTATTCATTACGGAACCCGGCAACGTATCTTTAAAAGGCAAAAAAGTAGCGCGGCCTTCCATTGGGAGTGCCTCGCTCATTTGTTGCTGATAACGCAGCGCAGCCGCTATGCGGTCAGATTCAGCCATTATTTGTTTCTTTCGCTGATTGCTGCGGCTTTACTCTTGGCGTCGGCCTTGCTGCTCGCGCCCCACGCTTTGAGCGCAAGTGCCAATCTGGTCGGATCTCCGTCAGGCTCGACCATTGGTCCCGGCATACCGCCCATGCGCGCAAGAAAGCTGGCACGCCGCGGGTTGTCGCCTGCTTTGACCGGAGCTTTGAGCGTGCCACCTGTATCGGCCTTGTAGCTCGCTCGGCCTGCGGCATTCAGCCCGCCAGCAGGATTCTTTCCTTCTTTGCGTGTCCAGGCTGCGGTCATTTTGTGAATATCACATCCCTGTTAACCCGGTCTGTTATCCGGTAGCCCATGTCGGCCAGTAGGTTTATCGTGTCGTCGTCGGTGTAGCCGTATCGCTCGCCGTGGCCCTTGAGCTCTAGCGTAATCACCGGCCAGCTTGCCTTGATTGTTGAAATGGCGCCGAGAATAGCTTGGTGTTCCGAGCCCTCGACATCAAGCTGCAACAAGTCGCAGTCGGTGACGCCTAAGCTGTCAATCGGCAGAACGTCAAACTCTGCGCCCTCTTTAATCTGGTGAGCGCCGATGTTGTCGGGGAATATTTGATCTATGGCCGCCTTGCCGTAATCCTGCCCAAAAGCAGCCCTGCGAATCACCACCTGCGGCTGGTTGACGGTATTAATAGCCAGCGCCTCGTAGTTGGCTGCATCCGGCTCAACGGTGTAGACGCGCTGGAACTTCTGCGCCAACGCCACCGGATACACACCCACATTCCCGCCGGCCTGTATCGCAGTCCTGAACTCCCGGCACAGATCAAGACTAGCGCCCAAATCGCACACTTCGGCCAGAACTGCCTGAATGCAGCACTGGTCAACGTCAGGAACCGCCCAGCCGCTATGCAGTCGCATATGCCACCCTTGTCTGCTCCCACGGTCGCGGTTTGCCGTGGAACGCAATCAGTCGATCCTCGGCCTGCACGCCGTTCGGCAGTATGTCGGCTTTGAACGACTTGATTCCGGGCGTAATGTCCTGCCAGTATTTGACCGGATGGTTACGCATCGCCCACTCTAAATAAACTTGGTCGCCGCCGTCGCAGTAGCGGTCGCCCGCCTTGAATGCGTCATAGATGAACTGGTGCGGCTTCGACCACCACATCAGGCTGGACTGCATCGCGCGCGGATCCGCTTTGCCGCGGTAGACATCGCGCATAATCACAAAGTGATGCGGCCTTGCGGCCTCGAGCAGTTCGGTGCAGTCGCCCACCAAAACGGTGTCAAGATCCATGTAGAGCGCGCTCGGCAGCCGGAACAGCTCGATCTTCGACCACCATCCCGGCCAGTCGTGGTCGAGCGCCAGCGTCGGGCAGTCCAACTCCATGTCAGTCAGGCAGATGAACTCCTCGCTAGGCAGGAACCGAGCGCACATGTCCTGCAACGCGTAAACGTGCGCCGGCTTGAAGTCACCACCCGACTTTAGGACGCAAGCGATCACGCGCTGAAGATGCCGACGGCCATGACTTCGACACCTGCACCGGTAGTAACTTTCCACGCACCGTCTGCGGAAACCGCATTCAGTTCGACATTATAAACACCGATCCCGCCGCCCGGACTTGCAGGGCAAATAGTATGCGTCAAAATGCCTGTTCCCGATCCATCCACAATGACCACGTTGCCCGTTGCTGCGGTTGTGACAGTGCAAATAATGCGATGCAAATAATCACCTTTTGCGCCTGCCGTCCCTAAAACCTGTGCAGTTTGCGATGCTGCAACGTGCTCGTAAAAATACCGATACGGATAACTAACGCCACTCATAATCTCTTGCTCCTTGATTTTGCGGTTGCCCACATGTCATTCAATGTAACGGTGTTCTCTGGTCCGACCATTAGCGGTTTGACCACATCCGGCGCCCTGACGGTCGGCTCTGCGCGCCACGCGATGGCCAACATCCGCATCGCGTCGGCCGGATGCGAGCACCAATCGTGCCGCGGCGTCTGCCGGAATGCCTTTTTGTCCTCGTCATACTCGCGCTGATACTGGCGCAGCGCCTCGATGCCTTCGTTGCACCGTTCGGCGTCGAACCATGTCTGCGGTAGCATCTGGCGAACGGCTTGGATGCCGTCCTGCACGCTCAGATCCGGCACAATCGCCAAACTGTTGATGCCCAAGTATTCGGCCAGCTGCTCGATGATCGACTTGCCCTGCGCGGCCAGTGTTTTGGCTCTGGCATCGTGCGGCAGGTAATGCTTGCCGTAGCGGTAAGTCTTGCTGGTGACCACCGCGGCCAGCTCGGCTATGTTGGCGCCGCTGACGGAGTAGTAGTCGATAACGTGGATCTCGCCGCGGATGACTTGATACCACCAGATCGCGGTATCGTCGCGGTAACCCAGATCCCACGCTGTATGCACCGGAACTTCGGGCTGGTAGTCAACCCGGCAGATCCTGCCAGCCTCGGTCGCCTCGCGCATTTCGGTGCCGTAGAACGCGCCGAGGATCGCGGCCTCAAAACTGCACTCATACTCCTGGTCGAACTGGTCCTTGCTCAGTTGCGACCGGGCGGCATCCAGCTCGGTCGCCGGCAACAACCCCGACTTGCTGGCCGGCAGCTCTAGCAGGAACCAGTCATCTTGCAACCGTTCGGCAGTCTGTTTTATGTCCCAAAACTGGTTTTTACCCTTTGGAGTGCCACCGAACACCGCCCACCCCTGCCGGTCGGAGAGCGCCGGCCTGATGACGTTACCCCATACCGACGGTTTAAAGTCGCCGTATTCATCCATGAAGATACCGTCGAAGCCGAGCCCGCGCATCGAATCAGCATTGTCGGCGCCAAACAACCGCACTTTGCTGCCGTTAATCATGTCAACGGTCAGCTCAGATTCGTTCGTGCTGGCAGCAGAAGTAGCCGAGAAGTGTTTGAGGTAGTCCCACGCCACGCTTTTAGCTTGGCTGCGGAACGGGGCGATATAGGCATACTGCGGCATCGGGCTCTTGCTAGTGACCGCCGCCCGGATCAGGTCGTTGATCGCCGCCACGGTCTTACCAGCCCGCCGGTGCGCCACCAGGCACGACCACCGCTTGGTGCGCTGGTGGAACGGCAGGAAAGCCGAGCGTGGCTTGTAGGGGATAACGTGGAGCATTATTCCAACCACCGGAAGGTGTGTTCCTGCGGGCCGCCCTCTGGCCCTGAGTTCTCGTGCCGTTGAGTTTCAGCCCACCGCATCTGTGCTTTAGTCCACCAAATCATGGCTGTGGTGTCTTGGCCAACAGTCGCTTTGTTAAACAGGGTTTTAGCCACCGCTGCCGATGCTTGCGCCTTGCCCAGTCCAAGCTCGAGGTCATAATGTTTGCGGAGCGTATCAGGCGCTATGCCTATAAGAGCAGCAATCTGATCTTGAGGCAAGCCGAGTCCACTAGCACTCTGCGCTTGTTGCCTTGTTTTATCGGTCGGTCTGTGAGGTTTGATAAATGACATTCTTTTTAACGAAGCGAAATCACGCAGCTTTCTTCAACGAAATGAACGGCTTACCATTTGATTCCAGCGTTGCTGTCTGTCCTGTGAATTCTTGCCACCTTTGGACGATTACATCGCAGTATTTGGGGTCGAGTTCCATGCTGCGGTTGATGCGGCCTGTTTTCTCGCAAGCGATTAAGGTAGAACCGGAGCCGCCAAACAGGTCAAGGACTATGTCCTGGCCTTTGCTGCTGTTTTTTATGGCCTCCTCTGGCAATGCCACAGGCTTTTGGGTCGGATGTTTGTAGGTCGTTTGAGCATCGCGGCCAATCTTCCAAACGGTGGTTTTTGTCCTGTCGCCGCTAAAAAAATGCTTTCCTTTGCCGCCATCTTTCCAACCGTACAAAATCGGTTCGTGCTGTGCGCGGTAGTCTTGCCACCCCATTCCTGCGGATTGCTTCATCCAAATAATTGTGCTTGATTTCTTAAATTGCTCGGCAAACGTCTTTTCAAACGCCAGTTTGGGCCCGGATTGGCTGTCTGGGTGGCACACATAGATACACGCCAAAGGCTTCATCACAGCGTTATAAGTGGCAAACAAATCGCGGCAAAACTGCTCAAAGTCTTCCGCCGACATATTGTCGTTCTTAATCGTCCCCAAATTATTCTGGCCTCGGCCAGAATAATCCACGTTGTAAGGCGGGTCAGTAAAGACAAGATCAGCGTTTGTTCCTGCCATCAATTGCTCAGCTTGCTCAATGCTGGTCGAATCCCCGCACATCACCCGATGCTTGCCCAACAGCCAAACGTCGCCCAGAACGGTCACAGGCGCTTCAGGCGCGTCCGGCACAGCATCCTCGTCTGTCAGCCCCTCCGTCCCAACCGGAGCCAGCAGCGCCTCGATCTCGTCGGTGCTAAAACCCGTCAGGTCTAGGTCGAAGCCCATGTCCTTCAGGTCGGTTAGCTCCACCGCCAGCATTTCGTCATCCCAGCCCGCATTCAGCGCCAGCTTGTTGTCGGCAATGATGTAGGCTTTTTTCTGCGCGTCGGTCAAATGCGTCAGCCGGATACTGGGAACGTCAGCAATCGCTAACTTCCTTGCCGCCATGACTCTGCCATGCCCTGCAATAATGCTTCCCGTCTCGTCAATCAGGACGGGATTGGTAAAACCAAACTCTTTGATGCTGGCTGCAATCTGCGCTACTTGAGCGTCAGAATGCGTCCGGCTGTTCCGGGCATACGGAATCAACGCATCAAGCTTTAATTGTTCTATTTCCAAAGCTACTTCAACTCCCGCAACCGATAGATCGTCGAATCAATCAACTCGCACACTTCGTCAATAATGTTTTGCAGCTGCGAGTCATCTGGCAAGACTTTACGCATGCCGTCGACAAAATCTTTGATCTTCTGGATGTAAGTCAGCGGCACTTTTGCAATGTGAAAGTCAGCCGGGTAGGTGTCGATCACATCGTAACAGCCCTGAAACGCCTCGGCGTATCGATCGGCCAAGTCAATCACATCTTCGTAAAACCGCCCAAGCGCCTTGTGCTGGCTATAACTTTTGCTTTGCAGGTGCATGAAATGAGCGTTCGTGCCTGAGTGAAGCAGAACAGAAACGAATAGTGCCGCATTCTTTTGATAGTCAGCCATAGCACCTCAAGACAACCGCGGTCTGGGGAGAGAGCGCCCGCATCGCTCGGACCGCGGTCAAGCGGGGTGCGCACTCGGAGGAGATATACGCACTAACATCTTATCCCTCAATAATTCTGCGCGCAAGCGCAAAAATCAAGATAAATCGACAATACGCTGGATATACCGGCCTTTTGAGTTCTTGCGCCAGCCATGCACCTCGACCCGCACCCCGGCCTCGCGCACCCTGCCCAGCGTTTCGGATGCAATAATCTTTGCAATTCTGTTTGCAACGCCCTCGCTGGTAACTTGCACAGCTAGCACCTCGCCGCGCTTAATCGCCAACAGGTCAGCCCAGCCCCACAAGTCTTTACGCGTCCGGGTAAAGCTGTTCCATTTCTCGACCACTTCGACCAGGTAACCGAGATCCCGAAGAGCTTTAAGACTGCGCTGCGTTGGCGTCATTTATCAGCCCCTGCGTCTGTTTCAGTAAACTTTCTTCCGTTCCGTAACGCTTCTCAAACTCCCGCACCCACGGATGCCGACTGCAAAACTCCGCAGTCTTGACCCCGCTGGCGTGGTGACTGTAGCAAAGCCCAATCGTTTGCAAGTGTCCTATTCTTTGCCCGCCGGATAGCAAATGGTGAACACAACAAGGCACAAAGCCATACCCGTCGTTCCGGCAGACGATGCAACCCAGCTCGGCTACAGCGGCCATCCACCCTTTCTCAGCTTTGGTCATGCCAGCAACTGATCAATCCGAAGCGGGGCGCAAACAAAACCGTGATTTCTTCCGTTTTCTGGCGGTTGATAAAAATGAATGTAAATTGATTCTAATTTATTTAGCATTTTCTTTTCACATTGAATATAAGAAAAAGAATCAAAAATTTTCTTTGCCCATAAATGATCGTAAATGCGCCGGAAAACGCACAATGACTGCCCTATGTAAACAATTTCTCCGTTCCTGATCAAAAAATAAATTCCTGAAAAGTCAGTTAAATTTAAAGATGCGGCAATTATCGTTTGTTTTGTTGCAAGCGTTTTCATTCCTAAAAAACGACACATGTCCGAAAATTGTTTTTCTTTTTGCAATGCCTTTAATTCAAACTTTAAAGCGGCTATTTCCAATCTTAATGTTTCGCTAACGCACTTATTAACGGCAATAGCTTCGCGTTTTATTTTGCGCGGGTCTGGAATCTCGCCAGATTTAACCTTGCGCCGCCATTCAGCAGCGCCAGCAAGACGCGCGTCCAAAGGGGTGTTAATCAAACCTCCCCCATGTGCTTTGGTGCTGGGACTTTAATACCGGCATGGTGCGAAGCAGCATTCAGCCAGTCCAGCCATTCCGAAAACCGTTTTTTACCGTAACGGCTTGTTCTTCTACCTAACATTACTACCCCGCTTTCGAGCCCTGGCGCCAGCCGCGGTGCGGTGTCCCCTTCAAAAGCAGCGGTCAGGATATCCTTCCATTCTTCGCTAGAAAGCGATTGCAGCGATCCATTGACCGGCCATTGACGTTGCCCTGCCCACGCCTCCAAAATTGGCCATTGAGCCGCATTTGCAGCCGTGGAGCGTCTTTCCTCGCAGACCGGGCAGATCATTTCGCGTTACTTTTCTCACTGACCAGCCGCCGAATCCTGAAAAATCCTGCGTAGTCGGGATACTCGTCCTCGAATTTTCTGGCGTAGTGGGCGCAATAATTGTTGTTCAACTTAAATTCCTGCCCAGTAGTCTCGATCTGTACGTGCCAGCGAATCCGTTCAAATACCGCCGCCGCCCCGTAATGTTTAAAATCCTTTTGAATAATCATTAAGACGTATTTTTCAAACAATTGCCAAACATGGTAGTTTTGCAAGTGAAATTGCTCAAATTCTTTGTAAATCTGTTCTGCTCTAGTCATAAATCCTCCGATTTAAACTGCAATGCTGTTTTCAAAAATAACGCCTGCCGCTCGGCAGTCCCGCAAAAAGTCAGCCGCCTGCGAGTCTTTGCCGAAATGATTGGCTTGCAGGATTATGAAGTCGACCTGCTGCTGGTTCCTGACCCTGTCCGGTGTCCACCATTGCCCGCCGGTTTTAGTCTTTGCCTTTATCAGGCTTTCCAACTTCTCGGCCTGCTCCGGGCTCGGCTGGGTTTTGACCGGCAGCGGCAGGGATAAGTAGGGCACAGGATAGCTTTCCAACAACGCTTTGAACTCGCCAAGCGTCGGCGGCCATTCCGGGAACTGGACGGGCAGCTGCTTTAAGGCAGATTGCATGGAGTGCACATCGCAGTCCAGTTGCGACCACAAATCAAGCCAACTTTCGATCTCGCTTTCCTCTTTGAACAACGAGGTGAATTTTTGGGCATACGAGTTTTTGAATATCGCGTGTAGCCTGACCGACCATGACCGCTTCATTGGATCTCCTTTACATCCCAAGGATTAATAAATCTGGCTTCTTTCTCAAGCTCTTTTTCCAAAATCTTGCGAGTAGCCGCCCCAATGCTGAACGGTTCTGCCTTGCCCTTCATCCAGTCTGCTTTAAATCCCGTCCAGCCGCGGGCGCAGCATTCGATCAAAGCCGCTTCCAGAAGGATACCGGCCTTGCCAGCTTCCTTGTCAATCTTGTTGAGAGCCGAGCTCGTCAGCGGCGCTTTCTTTGCCCGGCGCAGGGTTTGAAAGTCGTTCCAAACCTGCTCAGATACCGTTTCGGGACGAATACAGTCGCGTTTAGCGACTATAGTTTTTGATGTACCCGGTTTAAGGTTCTCGGTTATACGTTCTCGGTTCTCGGTTCTCGGTTCTCGGTTGCTATTAGGGTTTGATAAGATGCCCATAGGCTCCCCATTCTCTCCCGATGCGCCCCCGATAGACTCCCGACCCCTTTCCTTGCCCCACCGAACTGCCGCGCCCTTCCTGCCGCTGACGGTAAAACTCTGATATTTTTCTATTTCCTTGTCGCATCGCTTGTGGTGATACCCGTCATCGCGCTTTGCAAACAGGTCTTGCAGGACGGATTCTATGGCCTCGACAGAGACCCGCAGCCGCTTGGCAACCCACTTTGTATCAAGCGGAATTGGAAGCTCGGTGTGGTAATACATGTCGAGAATGCGGCGAAACGCGAGATCCTCGTCATTAGATAAATGCGAGGTGGCGGCCAGGTAGTCGCCAATATGAAATGGGAAATGGTGCATTTTTTCCTCCAGTAAGGTGAAGAAGTGATGCGCCATCACCCAGTACTGGCTGGGTTCAGCTTGCGTGGCCTGCCGACCAACGCATCACTTGGAATCATATTGTCTGCCCTCTTTTATTGCAAGCATTTCATTCCGCAACTCAACCGCGGCATCCACGCCTCGTTTCTGCCTGATTTTTTCTAGGTATTCTTTCCGATCCCGGCGCTTTAAAACCATCCGCGCCTCGCATTCCAGCCGCCAGCATTCGCAGCTGGAGCAGACCACCCGGCCATCGCGGAGCGCGACTGGCGCGGTCTCGATTAAGTCGCAACCGAGGCAATCCATGTTTAGTCAAACAAAACCACGTGGCAGGAATGATGCAAGCTGGTGTTTTTTGTTTCGCCTTTTTTTCGCACCACATATTCGGTTCCACCTGGCGTTGCGTGTTTAATTTCAATCATAAAAAACATTTCATTCGTGCGAATCAGAGTAAATAAATGGCCAACCGGCACATGCCGAACGCGCGTCATTCGTTTCTTTCTCTCATCATCACTCATATAGTGCCTGGTCAATCGTGAGATCGCCCTTTGTCAGCGAGAAAATGCGCCAAGCATTGACTTCCGGAATGACCGTTTTCCATGCGGTAACCGCCTGCGTGCTTAGTTTTAGCGCCTCGGCAACCGCCCGGACACCCCCGTAATACGCAATAACGTCAGATTTAAGCATTGCTAACCCTTTGATTTGATTAAACATTAAAATACTTGTAAATAGTTGTTGCAAAGTGATACGGCTTGATTATAATCACTTCCATACCGAGTTGCAAACAAACATTTACAAGGAAAAATAAAACGCGCAGGATTCTTGATTGCCTGATTCCCCTGACCCTGCCAGCGCGGGGTTTTTGGAATACGCAGCCGGAGCGAGTCCGGCAACAGATAGGAGATAGAAATGAAAATCAAAATCACAGAAGCAAATCGTGTTGCAATCAACGCACTGCTGGGCAAAATCAACGGCAAGTCGTGGTTGCACACTGCTTTTCACAAACACATTTTCGATCTTGCCGAATCAAACGAAAACAATCTTGAAAAATTCAATATTGCTAAAAAAGATCGCCGCGGCGCAATCGCGTCGGGCATGTCCGGCGGCAATGTGCCGAGTGCTTACAAATATTCGCGCATAGTAAATATTTACACGATCGAGCGCGGCGCAACAAATTGGTTTTTGGTTGCGGCAAAAAAAGTTGATTGCTGGGGTAACGCAAGCAAAGATCAATTGATCCTGACACCCGCCCAGCGGGACATTGCGGTCAGCAAATTTACCGCGCAATTCTCTGTGCAAGCTGTTGTTGAACTGGCGGTGGCAGCATGAGCGCCGAACGCTGCATGTGCGGAGCCACCGACTGCCCAGTTTGCGGTCCACTGCAGGGCTACGCAACTAGCCACCAGCCCAATGCTCACGATCGCGAGCTGGCGCTAAAAAACGTAGTTGAAACCGTGATGGACTACGGCATGTGGCCGCAACCCGTGAAAGGCAAATTCAAGAAGTCGGAGTTTGACCTTTATGATTTCCTGCTGGAAGAACGCGACCCCAGCTACTTCCTCGAAATGTATATCGGCGCAATAACCGACAATGACATATCAGACCGCATCCGGCGCGAACGGGCAACGATTAAAGAAATGCTGGAAAAGCATTTCAAGGACTCGGATATCGTAAATGATCTTGCCGCAGAATACGCGAGCGAAACATGAGCTTTTTAGAGGTGGTCGGCGCTGGCATATGCGGAGCCGCAACGCTGGCGGCAGGTTGGATTTTCCTTGTTTTGTTGTTCTCATTCTAATCGGAGGAATTATGCAAAAATCAGAAAGCATTGCAGGACTGGCGGCAGCATTGGCAAAAGCGCAAGGACAGATGAAAGGCGCGGTCAAAGATAGCGCCAACCCGTTTTTCAAATCTAAATACGCGGATCTGGCCTCGGTGGTCGAAGCCATCCGGGTTGCTTTTGCCAGCAACGGCCTGTCCTACATCCAAACCGTTGAGCCCAGCGACAAAGACGAGGTGCGCGTCGAGACCACAATCCTGCACAGCTCAGGCGAATGGATTTCTTGCGGCGTTCTTGCCTTGCCGGTTTCAAAATCCGACGCTCAGGGATACGGTAGCTGCCTTACTTACGCCCGACGCTACAGCCTGAGCGCGGCCACAGGAGTTGCACCTGAAGATGATGATGGTAACGCAGCCAGCAGTGCCAAACCCAAAAAAGTGATGGATTGCCGGGCTTACCTTGCTGCGCTCGAGGCTGCGCCCACGCTGGATGACCTCCAGGTTGCCTTTAAAACCGCTTACAAAGCCGCGCAGGTTGAGAATGACACCGTGGCAATGGCTATCCTGACCGACGCAAAGAACAACCGCAAAACCGCGCTGGCGGCCACATGAAAATCATTGACGCAGCACAGGGCAGCCCGGAGTGGCTGGCAAGTCGTGCCGGGCGGGTCACGGCCAGCATGGTTTCAGCAACGCTGATGAAGCCCGAAACCGCTGGTTTTAGGGATTACCAGGCGCAGCTGGTCGCGGAAATCCTGACCGGCAAGCCGCAAGGCTCGAGCTTCACAAACGAGCACATGCAGTTTGGGACGGAGACAGAACCCCTAGCCCGGAGCGCCTACGAAGCCGAAACAGGCTTCTCTGTAGACGAGGTAGGGCTATGCATCCACCCGACCATAGAACGCGCTGGCGCCTCTCCTGACGGTCTGGTGGGCAATTCTGGACTGGTAGAGATTAAATGCCCTAAGCCTGCCACGCACCTTGCAAACCTGATTGCCGGGACTGTCCCGGCAGGCTACAAAAACCAGATGATGTGGCAAATGGCCTGCACAGGTCGGGACTGGTGCGACTTCGTTAGCTTCCGGCCTGACCTGCCGGAGAATCTGCAACTGCTTATTGTCCGGTTTCGCAGGGATGAAAAAGAAATAGAAAAGCTGGAAACCGCGGTAAATGCTTTTCTGGCAACCGTTGATGGACTGATAAAAAAACTAAAGGAAATTAAATAATGGCTGAATTTGTGCAAAAAGAGTTGTGCGGCTCGATGTTCAAGAACCAGAAAAAGCTGACTGAACAGCATCCGAACATGACCGGCAGCGCAATGATTGCAGGCGTTGAATACTGGGTATCAGCTTGGACTAAAGTAGACAAAAACGGCAACAAGTGGCAGAGCTTGTCGTTTAACAAAAAAGAGCCCAAAACTCGCGCCCAAGCAGAACAAGCGGTTTCCGAAATTGATAACGATATTCCGTTCTGAGGAGCCCACATGAGCCGCAACGCATTTAATGAACTGGCGCAGGAATACAACGAGCGCGAGGATTATCTGGCCAACCGCGCCGAGGAGCGCAAGACGGTAATCAACCCCTGCCCCTTCTGCGGTCACGACGACGTTGAGGTTGACGAGATCGAGCTGGGCATCCTTGCGATCTGCTGCCCGGAATGCCTGGCGATCGGACCGCACCAGGATGGTGCCCAGTCGGTCGAGTTGGCTATCGAAAAATGGAACCGCAGAAAATGAAAGAATTTAGACTCAAAGTTTCTGTTCGCAATAACTTGCTTTTATCCGCAATCGAATCGCAGGGTTACGTTTCTGTTGCTGAGTTTGAGAGAGCTTGCGAGCTCGGCTCTGGCAGGATAAACAATCTTGTTGCAATGCGAGAGGCGCCTATCTTGCAAAGCGGAGAGTTTTCGCAAAAAGCAAAGCTGGTTATGGAGGTGCTTGGCGCGGCACCCACTGACCTTTGGACTGAGCAGCAATTGACTATCAAACTCAAAACGAACAGCGGAGAACGAGCTATAGATGCAAACCTTGTGCAGCATTTGCTTGAGCAGAAAAACCGAAACGACTACTTGCCATCACCTGAAGATTTATTATTGGCGGCAGAAACATCAGCAATTGTAAATGAGGTTTTGGGAACGCTTAACCAGCGAGAAAAAGAAGTGCTGCACGAAAGATTTAGCAATGATTCTACTTTTGATGAAGTTGGCAAAATTCACGGTGTTCACAAAGAGCGAGTTCGGCAAATAGAGGCAAAGGCTTTGCGAAAGCTGCGCGACAAAAAACGTGCGCTAATTTTAAAGGAGTTTTATTGATGCCCTCCATAATTGAGCAAAAAAAATGACGCTAACCCAGTTTAAGGTCGTGCTTGAGAAGTTCATGCTTGCCCGTAGCCGCTACATGAATTCACCCACCAGCACGACCACGAAGGCATGGAAAGCTGCCGATCTGGAACTGGCTAATGCTTACGCTAAATACATGGAGACACGGAAATGATTCAGACCAACGAGGAAAAGGTAGCGGCCGCTATCGCCTACCTGCGCTTGCGCGGGAAATACCTGCTGGACAACGGCAAGTGGACCCCAACCCCGGCGGGGCAAACTGATGTGAAGAAGACAATGCAGCAGTATCGGGAGGCGGTGAAATGAAATTCGTTGACGTTGTAATGTTCATCGCGTTTTGCACATCGCTTGCATTTTTGTGGGGCATCGTCGATGGGACGATACAGATGGCAACTGTTCAGAAAACTTTAACAGTTGGAAAGGAGTGCGGGAAATGAGCGCAATTGAACAGCGCGACAAGTCTAGGGAGGATGCGCTGGAAGAAGCGGCGAAGGTATGCGATGAATACGCAAAATCAGGAGTAACGGGGGCGATGATCTGCGCCGCAGCGATTCGGGAAATGAAGAAGGAGAAGAACGGTGAATAAAAACACTCTTAAAAAACGGGCTATACACAATCATGCCATACCGGTAAGTTTTAACGGCAAAAAATGGTTGTACAAAAAAACAATAAAAAATGTGGAGGTGATGGCAATTGCCGGTGGGTGGGCGATGGTGCGACTTCCTAAGTGCGCCCCATATTTGTGTCAGGCAAAAGAATTGGAATATATTAGATGGGCTTGATGGAGCGCGGCGCGATAGGGAGAGCGGCGCAGTTTTTGGAGTCTGTGAAAATTGGGGATAAAGACACTACGGAATAAAGAACCTGCGCCCTGATCGCGGCGGCACACATTGCACATGACACCAAGTCGGTGTGGCCGCACCGTCCTCTAGCCACAATTCTAGCTGTTCCAGCAGTCCGATATTCTGCTTACAGAACTTATCCAACTCTCCGTCGTTGTCTTCAATATCTACTGCGTGACCCGTCATGTGCTTGGAACGCATAGCGCCGCCTGCGGAGTGATTTACAGCCGCTGGGCGCCAGCCTGACCGCAGCCCACGGTCTTCCCCAAAAGCCGCAATTAGCTGGTTAGCCTTGTCGCAGATAATAGCAGCATTTGTCTTGATATCTTCGGTCAACTCCATCTCGTGGCCTTGCAGATGCTGGCCTAGATACTGGGCTACGGTAATCATCTATGACCTTCTGCGTTTCTTACTTTTTCTACAGTTCTGGCGGCAGCTAAACCCAACATGCCCAGCAAGACCTGCATTGTGATGGTAGTGTCTATGATTGGAAAAGACCCGGTGTAGTGAAACCAAACCTGTGCAGCAAATCTAGCCAGAGGCTCAATAATGGATACGTAAGCAAGACCGCATCCGCAAGTCCAGCCGATAAATGGCCTCCAGCCAGCTACGAACCAGTTAGCACTCTTAGCTTCTTCCAGATTGACTTGCACTTGCAGCTTTGCCAGATCAGTTTCTGCGGCAAGTTGTGCAAGGTCGCCGCTCTGCTGCATCTTCAGTAGTTCAAGCTGGGCAGCAGCCTGTTTCTCCTTATCTGGGAAAAACCGCTCAATCAAAGACTGAGCAGCAGAGAACAGACCTGATATGACCAGCGGGTTCAAAAGTTGCCGCCTACCGGGTTTAACACTCCGACCGAAGCGTCGGTAACGATTTTAGCGCCGGGTTTGACATGCCCATTTGTTAGCGGAGACTCGTTGATTGGGCCGTAGCAAGATGCAAGCATCGCCCCGTTGACCGGTTTGATTTGCTTGTCGCACAAGAACGACCACTGGTTACTCATGCCGGAATTTTTGCCAAGGATGAAGGTTCGCTCCACCAACGGCGCAACTGCCCACGATGGCGCTTGTGGCGCTTCGCTAACAGTAGAAAACAGGCTCCACACTTTACCGGCAGGGGCATCGCAAGAGTTGTTCATCAATGCACCGTTGGCTACGCTACGGCCTGTCAGGATTGGACAGACTGCCATGCCTTCGGCAAACGCTTTGCCTTTTACAGTTATAGTCCTACCCGTTGGCGTAGAACCTGACGCAGCGCACAGGGCGTATTCGCCGTTACACATCATTAAGTCAGGGCTTGACGGTTTTTCCCACTGATTAAAACCAACGTAAAGAACAACGACAGCAGATACGCCGATAACCGGCAACAGCAAAAATAGTTTTTTCATTTATCCGCCTTGTTTTCAAGTTTCTCAAATATTTTTGCCAGCATCGTTTTGATGTCCCGGATGTCCTCGCGGTAGTCGCTACGCAGAACGTATTCTTTTGGCAAGTCTTCGCGCAGCTTGGCAAGATCGGCCTTAAGTTCCTTGACCGCAGCCCACAGTTCACGCGCAAACCAGCCAAGGACGGTAAAGCCGCCAGCAAGTAGGCCGTTTATCAAATGCTGGTTTTCCATTACGCCTCAACCCATGCTTTTGCATTTTCATCCCACTGATATCTTTTATCGTCCGTAGGCATCGGGGTGGGAGATTCCCACTGGCAAGTTTGCTCATTCAAAACCCACGACGGAAAAGGTTGCGGAGCGATAAACGCATCACGCCCTGCGTCGTAAGCGTAGCCAATCCCGGCGTAGTTCTTACGCATCTTGCCGTTGTAACTGGTCTGCTTCCAATCGCCGCCCAGCAACCGTTCGCAGAACGCAGCGCCAATATGCTCAAGCTCAACACCTTCAGCGTTTGCCGTATCAGCATTACCAACGACAATAACTTGAGTGACTACGCCGTTTTCAATTTTTGCAAAGTGAGCCATTAGAATGTAATGCTCCCCGACCCAATCCATTTATAGACCCTGTAACCACCTGCCACGGTAATCGTAGGAGAACCTGTTGTGGAAGCTGCCGCAGAAAATGTGTCTGCATAGCGGACTATCACAATGCCTGAACCGCCTGCGCCGCCAATACCAGACGCATTGCCGCCTCCGCCGCCACCGCCACCCCTGTTAGCGGCGGCTGAACTTCCAGCAGCGCCAGAACCACCACCGCCAGATGCCCCGCCGCCAGTGCCTCCAGCCCCACCGGTGACTGTTGCCCCGCCGCCGCCGCCACCGCCATAAGTTACGGAAGAACCCGAAATAGACGACGCCGTACCTGCACCACCAGCACCACCTATCCCCCCGCTTGTCGGCGTGACGCCAACCGCAGATGCGCCGCCGCCACCACTACCAGAAGCATTTATTGAATTACCGCCTGCAAAACCTTGCCCCGATGTGCCGGCACCACCAAGTTCAACGCCACCGCCACCATAAGCGCCGCCGCCAGAACCGCCCGAAGCGCCCGTTGCAGCCGTACCAGTACCACCGCCACCTGCGCCACCGCCAGTCGATGTTATCGATGAAAAAACAGAGTTACTGCCATTGCCTGCTGCGGTAGGAGTAGCAAGAGCACCAGCACCGCCACCGCCTACCGTAACTGTGTATGGGCTTCCCGGTGATACAGATAGACCCGTAGCGGTTCTAAAGCCACCCGCACCACCACCACCACCCATGTTGTACCCAGCGCCCGCGCCGCCAGCAACAACAAGATATTCAACCGATGAGGGTGCAACAATGCCCTTGCGCGTGAAAAAGAAATTAGGTGCCGCAAACATTACGCAAACGCCTGTGCAAAGGTGCCATACCAAACACTGCCGTTAGCGACAAAGCTAAGTATGTCTACTGCTGAAGCCGTAGCCGTAATGGTGGGCGCGGTGCCTCCGGGCCATTTGACTGAAGTAAACGTCGCCGTGGTCATGCCGGTAGCGGCTTGCGTCAGGATAAGAATAAAAGACTTGCCAGCCGTAGCAGTCGGCATCGTGAAGGTGCAGGGCGTTGAAGCGGTCAGCGTAGCCGTGAGAACCGTTCCGTTAATCAGAGCCAGCGTAGATGACGCGCCAACCGTCCCAACCGCTTGCAGCGTTTCAACGTAATTCGTAACAGTCGGATTTGTCAGAACCGGCGTTGCAATCGTCGGCGTAGTATCCAACACCATTTTGCCGGTGCCGGTGACTGCATTTGTTAGCGTCACGCCGCCGTAAGTAAGCGCAGCTGACAGCGTAGCCGCCCCAGTAAGCGTAGTCACCCCGGTAACGCCCAGCGTTCCAGACACCCGCAGATTAGTGAAAGCGTTAGGATCGAGCAGCTGGAACTGCGTGCCGTCGTATTCGACGATTGCCACTTGGCCGGTCAGAATGTCGCCCGCAGCCAGAGCTGTCGTGCCAGCCCTGGTAACCGCTTTGGCGCCAACACCGTCAATGTTCAGCGTGACCGCGGTCGTGTTCGTGCCGGCCGCAACGAAAGAGAACTGCTGCCCGGTCGTGTAGGCTGTCAGCGTCGGCGTGACGGTGCCAGTGATCGTGTCGGCGCCAGCCGCGGTAATGTAAGTGTTAGTGGATCCGCTTTGCAGCTGGCTGAACCGCACCGCATCCGCAGCTGCTGTGCCAGCCGCCAAGTTGGTAATCTTGTAGCCGCCGAGCGTGATGTTTGCTGTCGGCGTGCTCTGTCCGTCTTTCGTTAACGCGGTCGTGAGCCCGGTGCCAAGATCGGCAGTCAGCGCGTTAAAAGCCGTCGAGCTAATGACGGTGCCGGAAACGACGGGCTGCCCCGCCGAGTTGATGTTAAAAGTGCCGCTGCCGTTGTAACT